GTTCCGTCAACAGTATATTTGATATTAATTGCGTATTCTTCGATGAAAGGAACACCCGTGGCACCCGTCGAAACGTTGGAAGAATAAAAACCAGCTTTGCGAATAAAATCAATTATAGATCCGGCCTCGCTCCCGTCCGTAAATTGTCGCAAGTGAAACGAAAACGTCCCGGTTAATTGTTGATCGTCCTGTTTGCGTACTGCAACCGTATCGCCTCTATCGCGAATAATTAGGGATCCAAATTCCTTTGGGAAATCGATCGATAAATTGCCGTCCTCATATGCGACTTCTAATTCGTTGGCCGCGGGCGTTGTGCCGTCGATAAGGGTTATCAACCCGTCTCTTTTTGTCTTAGGTACTGTGCTATAGGGCATGGTTGCCTCCTATTATGTTAGTGGTATATGGTTTAAAACCGTGAAATTAATTGTGATAAATATAAAATCGCCGTTGTCGGTTAATGTTCTATTGGAATCAATATAGCGAATTTGCGCGCCCGTATAAAGTGGTGTTGAGGGATTTATGATAACCCGGATAATTGATTCCTCATGATCTAGTGCGTTATCATAGCTCAAAACCTGATCATGCGGTTTGATAACAAACGAGGCCGTAACCGTTAGGTCGTTGGAAACATAAACCCCGGTATTCGCATTTTGCCGGCCGTCGTTGGCTGCCGTGGTATTGAATCCAACCGAAAATAATTTATCTCCGACGTTATGACCAAACCGGCCAAACGCTTGTGGAGGTTGCGGGGCCTCTTTGAATCCTGTTAGGGTTAGGATTTGATCGCGTACCCGTTGCCGTATAAGGGATTTTTTAACGGACATGGTTAAAACCTACGCCGACCGTATCGGCGATTTATGCCGAAACGCGGCGGTTTATTTGTAAAAATCACCGGATAACCTGCGCGTTTGTTTTTGTCCGGGTTGCCATCTTCGTTTATATCATACTTGAATTGGAGGCGTTTAAAATCGCCCTCGTACATGCTGCGATGTTCGCGGGCATGCTCCATGTACGTGTTTTCGAGGCCCATGCCCGTTGAAGAGGCATCTTTAAAAATCAAAAACAACGTTAGATTCAAATGACAAGATCGAAGCGATTCAGGCGACATGATCAGGTATTCTAAATTTCCTTGGTCGCGTACCCGTTGAACCACCCGCACCCATGCCTCGTCGATCTTGTCTTGAAACGTGGTAGCCGGTGATTTTAAAAGGTTGTCAATGCTCGAATACTCGGCCTCTAAATCAAGATCCGAAACGACCGGATAAATTGCCGACCTTGCAAGGGCGCATGGTCGTTTGAATTCATGCACCTCGCCCGCAATTGTTAGGGTCCAGTATTGCATGTAACTGTCCGAAAAGTCTAACGAATTCGGGAGGTCGCCCGCCGTTATGGCATAGGTGGCGATATCTCCCGTGATCGTTACTGCAGTTTCGGCAACGATATCCGCTCCGTTTGCATCGACTAGCCGAAACGTACCCGAATCGGGTGCGACTAACGCCCCGTTACGGTAAATCGGAAGCTCAGAATTAAACGCCCGGCCTCTTTCGAGGATATCCGGAATTCTAACCCGCGGTGCTAGATATCTATTGGTTGCCATTTTACAACGCCGTCCAGTTTGTACCGTCGCATGCATAGACGGCGGATTCATTCGCGGCCAACGTCAGAACAACCGATCCGGCGTCGTTTTTGACGTTTAAGGAATTACCCGATCCGCTATGTCGGATGTGATACGCAAGGCCGTCTAGTTCGGCAGGTAGTACCACGTCACGATCGGAACCATTCGGATCTAACACCTGAAAATAAGAATCTTTATGTACAAGCGTTTTATTTCCTGCCAGCGTTTCGATATTTAGATGCCCTTTTCTGCGAATTGGGCGGGGGATTTGAAAAAAAGGTTTTCCTGAAAATTGCATTTCTTCACCTGTCTGTATTGTTAGTTTTTGTTTTGTCTATCACGTCGGATCGCATGTTTTACCACCGCATCCCGTACTTTTTGAGGCGGTACATGGTGACCTGCTTTCCTATTTGATTCTATGAATCTTTTGGTTATTGAATCGATCTTGTTGTTATCCATTTTACGCCCCTTTCTTTTTTGATTTACCGGGGTTTAACAATTTATCATAGGCCCGATCGACCTCTAAAAGCATCGTCTCAAATTCTTCTTTTTGTTTTTTGATATCCGGATTTACAAGCGCATCTTTCACGCGTTTGTCTATTCTGCGCTGTAATGATTCTTTTAACTTATCAATTACGTATTCATCCGGGGCCGGCACAACTCCATTTTTTACAAGGTCCCGTTTAAAATCGTTTAGCCCCTCATCATCTGTAACCCAACGGATTTTGCCGCCGATCTGTTTTGGCGTTGTCCACATGTCGGTGTAGTACGGTTGCCCGAATTGGTTTTTCCATTCGATCAAATACCCGCCGTCATAGTCCATTTCTAGAATCGTAAAACCTTGTTCGACGCGTAATTTTTGGAGCGTACGAAAATCATCTACACCGCCGCCGGGCGTCATCCCCATGCCATTCATGCCCGCCGTTCGTGGTAGGCTGTGAATTTGTGGTAAAATTTCCCAACCTTTCGACGTTTTCAGTAAATCCCATGCTAGTGGTGAATGAACCAAATAAAACGGATCGTTAGTCGTTTTAATTGGTAGTCTATCGCCGCCGGTGTTGGCTCGTTGGCCCTGATATGTTTTTCTCGTGAAGCTCATAATTTTTTGTCCCTCTGTTATTATGATTTGTTGTGTTGTTAGTTTCACCCCCTCTCTATAAAGAGAGGGGATAGGGACTAACAGAGGGGCGTAAAACCCCTACCCCCAAAACTTTATTTAGGCATCGGTTACGATTTTAACGCCGCGTGCATCCTCCGCAATTGCAGCCCCGCAATACAGATTCCCGATGATGGAAGTAAGATCAAAAGCAGGTTTGCGATCGTATTCAATGATCGCAGGTACTCCGGCGGGAATCAACCGGCCGTCGCTTAGTTGGGTTTGCGTTGGCGTACCCAAAACATAACCGATCGCATTTGCACCGATCATGGCTCCGATCTTGTTTCCTGCTGACTCGGTTACGCGGTTCGATTTGTAAAATTGAACCCCGCCCCATTCGCCGGCAAATCCGGGGGCTTTTGCCTGCATCATGTCGTAACTTGCTTGGTTAAATCCAAACGCGTTATTTGATTCGCTTCTCAATGATTGTCTGAAATCGGCAAATTGTACGCTATGCAGAATACATGCAAATTGTGTATTTGATTCATCTTCGAGCTCAAAAATTGCGTCAAGGATATCATCTACGGTTAGATCTACACCGGATGAACCAACCGACGTTGTAAAGCTGGAAAACGTACCGGCAACAACGTTTGACATGGTCGCAATTGCAGAACGTACCATGTACTGAGCAATTGAAAACGGATCGAGCATGCCGCCCGTCATCTCTGCAAGGCTAGTTACATCATGACGAAGCGCGTAACGTCCAACCTGAAAATCTACATTGGAGAAAGTCGGATCGGTTGCGGATACCTCGGAACCGTCAGACGTAGAACTAAACGGCGTAGCGTAACCCATGTTCGCAAATGGTTCGCTAAGGGTATCAGATCCGGAACCATCTACAGATCCGACCTCAAAAACGCCCTCGTATGTTAAAAGATTTGTAGGATCTGCAAGTGTAAGATTTAGTTCTTGCATGATCATGCGTTGCATTCTTAAACCGTCGCCAGAATTAAATGCATTACTGTAAGTAATTGCCATGGTGGCCTCCCTTTTTTTACATTGGATAAAAAACTTTTTGTCGGATTTTATGCGCTGTTACGGGGGCGACCCTGAATTTATCCGCTAATTTTGCAGCCCAAAACGGATCGATATTTTACGTCGTCGAGACGTCCGTTTTTTTAGCTTTAAAATTATCATAGTATATTTTGCGACCGCGTGCAAAAAAAAACCCCGTCTCTAAAGTCTCCACCCGGTTCTATAAAGACGGAATTTTAACTATCCCAAATTCAGTATAGCACGAATTTAGTTTTCAGGTACCCGGGGCGCGGTTGGGCGTTGGCCTGTACGGTATAGAGACATGACCAATTCACGATTCGCACGATAAAACGACGGATCCATGCTCGCTCGTTCCAAAATTTGTTGGTTCGATAGGCCGTTACTTTGCGCGGATAAAACCCCGTTATTCGAGGGGGGCGGGGCTTTTGTTGTCATTTGTTGAGGGGCGTCGTTTTGTAGCGGGGCGGCGGCGGGTGCTTCGTTTGGTTGCAGGTACGATCGAAGAATTGCCGGGGCGTTTGTCGGATCTGTTTTCAACCCATTAACCCATGCATCAAACGCGGGTTTGTCGTCTCCCAATTCGTTATATTGCCAATCAAACGCACGTCGTACCGAATCGTCATTTATTCCCAACTGGGATAACATCGCATGGCGGTTGTAACGTTGGTTGGCGTTTGTTAACTCGTTTTGGAGGTTGGCGATCTGGTTTTGGAGGGCGTCGCCCGTTGCCAATTGGCCCTGCATTTGATCGATCCGGTTTTGTAGCTCGATTGTTTTTGAATCGGATTCATTTTTTTGTGTTGCTAGTTGTTTTATCCTGTTTTCCATGGATGTTTTCGCGGCGTCGTAGTCCGATTTTAAAACGTACTCGGCACCCTCATGCGTTATAATTTTTGGCATAATTACCCCTCTGTTAGTTTGTTACATTTGCAATTTTAAATTGTCCAATTGGACCTGTCGTAAATACCGTTCGGCGTCGTCCCGGTCGTAATTCGGATACATGACCATGACCGCCTGAATTGCTGACATCAACCCGCGGTCGATCTTGTTGTTTATATCCTCGCGCATTGCTTTTTGTTCCTCGGGCGACAACGGCAATTCATAGTAATTTATTTCGTAACCCGATTCCGGATATTTTGTGTCTATATACCGGTTACATAACTTCGCGGTTATTTCGATCGTGGCAAGATCGCCCAACCGAAACGACGGTGTATATTCCGCTTGTGCTTCGCGAAGCGATGAACGAGATATCGCGATGGCATAGCCCGACCGCGGATCCCCGCTCATCTTTTGCACGTCGGCGGGGTTGATACCTGCCAGCGTTGCCAACCTGCGTTCATAGGTTGTAACCGCGGTTAATGTTTTTTCGACGTCGCCCCCGGGCTGAAATTGGCCAAATTGGCCGGGCGTTTGCCCCTCGCCAACCTCCGCGACCGGTTCGAATACCATAATAGACGCGGGATCCGAATCAATATGCGCGGTGTTTGGTGTCTTGCCGTCTGTACTCGATATCCCCGATAACCGCGCGTTAAA